CAGCATCACCGCCAAGCGGATGATTTCCCGGCTGGTTTTGAAGTACTTGAAAGGGTCGCGTTTTTCCATGTGGGCAGGGTAGGGGGTGTACACTCCACCCGCAAGCTGAGTTCCTTTGACAAGACCCCGGGTCAGTCTCGGATAACGGCGACGAAACGACCGACACCGATCTGACCGCTGATCAGCTGGAGGATGGGCTCGACCTCGGCTTTGACGGGGCCGAGGACATTTTGAGGTCCTGGCGGCGCGGCATGCGGCCCGATCCGGACCTGACGGTGTCACAATGGGCGGACCAACACCGCAAGCTGTCCTCTCGTGCCTCGGCCGAACCGGGCCAGTACCGAACCGCGCGCACGCCTTACTTGCGCGAGATCATGGATGCGTTGTCGCCCCGCCATCCCGCGCAGCGCATCAGCTTCATGAAGGCGGCGCAGGTGGGCGCAACGGAGGCGGGCAATAACTGGATCGGCTTCGTGATCCACCACGCGCCGGGGCCGATGCTGGCCGTGCTGCCGACGGTGGAGATGGCCAAACGGACGTCGCGCGGGCGGATCGATCCGCTGATTGCCGAAAGCCCGGCTTTGCGGGAACGGGTGAACCCGGCGCGGTCGCGCGATGCGGGCAACTCGATGCTGTCCAAGGAATTCCCCGGCGGCATCCTGGTGCTGACCGGGGCGAACTCGGCCACCGGGCTGCGCTCGATGCCCGCGCGGTATATCTTCCTCGACGAGGTCGATGCCTACCCGGCCTCTGCCGACGAGGAAGGCGACCCGGTCACACTGGCCGAAGCACGCACCACCACCTTTTCGCATCGGCGCAAGGTGTTCATGGTCTCGACACCGACCATTCGGGGGTTATCGCGGATCGAGCGCGAATATGAGGCGTCGGACCAGCGGCGGTATTTCGTGCCCTGTCCGCATTGCGCGGCGATGCAGTGGTTGCAGTTCGAACGCCTGCGCTGGGACAAGGGACAGCCCGACACGGCGGCCTACACTTGCGAGAGCTGCGAGAAACCCATCGCCGAGCATCACAAGACGCAAATGCTGGAGCGTGGCGAATGGCGGGCAACGGCGACCTCAGTTGACCCGCATTCCATCGGCTTCCATCTCTCGGCGCTCTATTCGCCGCTGGGATGGAAAAGCTGGGCGCAGATCGCACGGGACTGGCTGGCGGCGCAGGGCTCGGAGGAGATGCTGCGCGCGGCGCGCAACACGCTGCTGGGCGAGACATGGGTCGAGTCTGGCGATGCCCCGGAATGGCAACGGCTGGCCGAACGGCGCGAGACTTACGGCGGGGCGCAGATTCCGGAAGGCGGGCTGTTCTTGACCGCTGGCGTCGATGTGCAGAAGGACCGGATCGAGGTCGATGTCTGGGCCTGGGGTCGCGGGCTGGAAAGCTGGCTGATCGATCACATCGTCATTGCGGGCGGTCCCGATGATCCGGCCTGCTGGGACCAGCTGACGGCCCTGTTGGGGCGGACTTGGGCCTGCCCAAATGGCGCGGTGATGGTGATCGCCAAGCTGGCGATCGACACAGGCTATGAATCGGCAGCTGTATACGCCTGGGCGCGGGCGCAGGGCTTCGGGCAGGTTTCCCCCGTCAAGGGTCTGGAAGGCTTCAACCGCGCAACGCCGGTATCGGGCCCTACCTTTGTCGACGCCACCATCGGTGGCAAGCGTCTGCGCCGCGGCGCACGGCTGTGGTCGATTGCCACCGCCACCTTCAAGACCGAGACCTATCGCTTCCTGCGGCTCGAGCGCCCGTCGGACGAGGATCGCGCGCTGGGCGTCTGTGACGCGCCGGGCACGGTGCATCTGCCCGACTGGATCGACACGGAATGGCTGAAGCAGCTGGTGGCCGAACAGCTGGTCACGGTGCGCAACAAGCGCGGCTATGCCCACCCCGAATGGCAGAAAATGCGGGAGAGGAACGAGGCGCTGGATTGCCGGGTCTATGCAAGGGCGGCCGCGTGGATCCTTGGCGCGGATCGCTGGGACGAGGCCACATGGCGGCGGCTTGAAGAGCAGGCCGGTGTCGAAACCCGCGCGGCACCGCAATCGGCCGCCACTCCCGAACCGCAAGAACCCGCCGCGCCCAAAGCCGGGACACCGACAACGCCACGGCGCAAGCGCCGGGTCTACACACCGAACTTCATGAGGGATTGAGATGGATCTGGAACGGATGCGCGCACTTCTGGCCGCGCTGCAGGAGGCGCGCTACGCGGGCGTCCGCTCGGTCAGCTATGACGGCAAGACCATCGCCTATGGCTCGGACGTCGAACTGGCGACTGCCATCAGTGACCTGGAAACGCGCATCGCGACGGCCACCTCGGGCACCCCGCGTCGTCGGCGCTGGGGCACCGTCGCAACGAAGGGCCTGTGATCCATGGCGTTTGAAGCTTTTCGCCAGCGCATCGGCAGCATCATTGGCGGTTTTGACGCGGCGCAGGCCCATCGGCGGCTGCGGGGCTTCCGGGCCAGCCGCGCCCATGTGAACACGCTGATCGCAGCGTCGGGCGACACGATCACCGCCCGCGCGCGCTGGCTGGTGCGCAACAACGGCTATGCAGCGAATGCCGTGGAATCCTTCGCGAGTAACGTCGTGGGCGATGGCATCAAACCCTCGTCCACCATTGCCGATGCCGCAAAGAAGGAAGAGCTTCAGACGCTGTGGCTGGCCTGGACCGATGACGCCGATGCCGAGGGGCTGACCGATTTCTACGGGCTGCAGCGGCGCGCCGCCCGCGAGGTCTATCTCGCGGGGGAGGTGTTCATCCGCATCCGGCCGCGCCGGGCCGAGGATGGTCTGACCGTGCCGCTGCAATTGCAGATGCTGCCTGCGGAAATGCTGCCGCTGGATATGAGCCGCGAATTGCCCGGCGTCGGCCTGATCCGTCAGGGCATCGAGTTCGACGGCATCGGCCGCCGCGTCGCCTATCACTTCCTGCGCCGCCATCCCGGTGACATGACCGACCCGGGGCTTGCGGGCGAGACGACACGGGTGCCCGCGTCAGAGGTGATCCATGTCCTCGACCCGGTCGAAGCAGGTCAGCTGCGCGGCGTATCGCGATTTTCCGCTGCGATCGTCAAGCTGTTCACGCTGGACCTGTACGACGATGCCGAACTGGAGCGGAAGAAGATCGCGGCGATGTTCGCAATGTTCATTACCTCGCCAGCCCCGGAAACCCCGCTGGAACCGACCGAAGAGGATCTGGAGGTCGAGCCCGGTCAGGTGGTGCGCCTTGATCCCGGTGAGGACGTGTCCACCCCGGCGACGCCAGACTCGGGTGGCACCTACGAGCCGTTCCAGTACCGCACCTTGCTGCAAATCGCGGCGGCGCTGGGCATCCCCTATGGCTATCTGACCGGCGACACGGCGAAGGGCAACTTCTCCAACACCCGGATATCGCTCATCGAGTTCCGCCGCCGCATCTCGGCCTGGCAGCATGGCGTGCTGGTGTTCCAGCTCTGCCGCGCGGTCTGGACCCGCTGGATGGATGTGGCGGTGCTCTCGGGCGCGCTGAGCCTGCCCGGCTACGACAGCCAGCGCCGTCAGTATCAGGCCTGCGCCTGGTTGCCGACCAAATGGGACTGGGTCGATCCGATGAAGGACGCCTCGGCCGAGATCCTGCAGATTGAAGCGGGCCTTAAATCCCGCACGCAAGCGATCTCCGAGCGCGGCTATGACGCCGAGCAGGTCGACCGCGAGATTGCCGCCGAGCGCAAACGCGAACTGGCGCTGGGCCTCGACTTCCGTCGTCCGGGATCCCCGGCGCAGGGGCCGGGAACTGCAAGCGGCAGTGACGACAAGCAGGATGGCGCGGAAGGCGACGGTGCGCCGGAAGACACTGAAGACGAGTCTAACCCCAAGGATGACACATGATGCACCACGCCCAGATCGCCCAGCGCGCTTTCAACACGCCGCTGATGGTTGACCCCGCTAAGGCTCTGGCGTTCCTGTCTGGGCTGGGGCCGCGTATCACCGGCCAGGACATCACCTTCCACGAAGTGGAGACCGATGCCGTTGATCCGGCCGCCACCTCGCAACACGCGCGGGCCTCGCTGTTCGGCACTGACCTTATCCAGCGCCACCAACGGAATGGAAACCAGCCCTACGCGGTGGTCAACGGCATCGCGGTGGTCGAAATCGCCGGAACGCTGGTGCATCGCGGGGCGTGGATCGGGCAATCCTCGGGCCTTACCTCCTATGAGGGGATCGCCGCCCAGATCGACGCAGCGATCGAGGATCCTGCGGTGCTCGGCGTCGCGCTGGATATCGACAGTTTCGGCGGTGAGGTCGCCGGGGCTTTCGATCTGGCCGACCGCATCCGCGCCGCGCGGGCGCAAAAGCCGGTGCAGGCCTTCGTGGCGGAACATGCGCTGTCCGCTGGTTACGTTCTGGCCTCCCAGGCCCACCGGATCATCCTGCCGCGCACCGGGGCAGTTGGCAGCATCGGGGTAGTGGCACTGCACACCGACATGAGCGGCGCGCTGGACCAGAAAGGCATTGCGGTCACGCTGATCCATGCCGGGATCCACAAGATCGACGCCAATCCCTACCAACCTCTGCCCGAGACCGTGGGCAATCAAATGCAGCGCGAGCTCGAGGATTTGCGCCTGCTCTTCGCCCAGACCGTCGCCGATGGTCGTGGAGACCGGATCGACGTCGCGCGGGCGCTGGGCACCGAAGCGGCGGTGTTTCGGGGCGAGGCCGCAATCGATGCAGGTCTTGCCGACGAACTGGCGGACCCAATCACCGCCTTCCGCACCTTCGCAGCCGCCCCGCGCGGCACCAATCCCACCAGCAGAAAGGGTCCACAGATGACCGCCAAACCGACTGACACCCAGAACCCGACCGACACAGTTATTCCCTCCGCTAAAGCTGCCGCACCCACCACCCCCGAGCCACCGGTCGCAGCCACCGCAACTGTGACGAATGCTTCAGCACCGGCTGCTCCCGCAGTTGACGCGGCGGCTATGGACGCCGATTCCATCCGCGCCGAGGTGGCCGAAGTGGCGCAGGTTTGCGCGCAGGCCGCCCGGTTGGGTGTGGACATCGACGCCGCCGACGCCGTCGCGCGCGGGCTGAAGCCCGAAGCCCTGCGCGCCCGCGTGCTGGCCGATCTTGCCTCGCGCGGTGATGCGGCGGGCATCATCGCCACTGCCCCGGCTGCCGCTGCCGCCAAAGAAAGCCCCATCATCGCCGCCGCAAAGAAGGCCGCCACAGCCTCGCGCTGATCCCGCGCCCAACCCCCTAAACATGGAGACTGACCAATGCCCGTCCTGACGGAACCGCCCAGCATGGGCGATGTCCTCAAATATGAGGTCAACCCGAACTACACCCGCGAGGTGATCACCCTGCTGCAAGGCATGCCCTATCCGGTCGGCTCGGTGCTCGGCAAAATCACCGCCAGCGGCAAATACAAGCTGTCGACCAGCGGTGGCTCTGATGGCGCGCAGATCGCCAGCGCCGTCCTGCTTTATGCCGTCGACGCCACGCTCGCTGATGCCAGCGGTATTGTGGTCACACGCGGCCCATCGATCGTCTCGCGCGCGGGCCTCGCCTACGACGGCACCGTCGATGACAGCGCCAAGATCACCACCAAGATCGGCCAGCTGGCCGCCGTCGGCATCATCGCCCGCGACGGCGTCTGATCCCGAACCAGCCCAGCGCATCCACATCCATCCTTCATTCCCCTGGAGCCCCCCATGACCCTTGTCCGCAACCCCTTTGACGCTGGCGGCTATTCGCTGGCGGAGATGACGCAGGCCATCAACATCCTGCCCAACCTCTATACCCGCCTCGGCCAGATCGGCCTCTTCCGCTTTGAAGGCGTCAGCCAGCGTTCGGTGATCATCGAGCAATACGAGGGCGTGCTGAACCTGCTGCCTTCTGTACCCCTCGGTGGTCCCGCCACCGTCGGCACCCGCGAAGGGCGTGCCATGCGCAGCTTTGCCCTGCCTTGGATTCCGCATGACGATGTCATCCTGCCCGGCGACATCCAGGGAAGCCCGGCGCTGGGCGTATTCGATGCGGCCGATCCACTGGTCGAGGTGATGAACCGCAAGCTGCAGCTGATGCGCCGCAAGCATGCCCAGACCCGCGAGTACATGGAGATGAACGCGCTGCGCGGCATCGTGAAAGATGGGGCCGGGACCACCCTCTACAACTACTTCACCGAGTTCGGCCTCGCGCAGATCTCGGTGGACTTCCTGCTCGGCACGGCTGGCACCAATGTGCAGGGCAAGGTCCGCGAGGTGCTGCGCGCGGTGGAAGACAACCTTCTGGGCGAGGCGATGTCCTCGGTCCACGCCCTCGTCAGCCGGGAGTTCTTCGACAAGCTGATCGCGCACCCGAAGACCGAGGAGGCCTACAAGTTCTACGCGGCCACCGGGGCCCAGCCGCTGCGGGAGGATATGCGCCGCAATTTCCCCTTCGCGGGCATCGTGTTCGAGGAGTATTCCGGCACCGTGACGCTTTCGACCAACGCCAGCGAACGGCTGGTCCCGGCCAGTGAGGGGATAGCCTTCCCGCTTGGCACGATGGATACCTTCACCACCTATGGCGGCCCGGCCAACCTGCTGGAGGCGGCCAATACCATGGGCCTGCCACTCTACGCCCGCCAGCATCTCGACGAGAAAGGCCGCTGGATCGATCTGATGACGGAGGCCTCGATCCTGCCGGTGAACAAGCGGCCGCGCATTGCGATTCGCCTGCACACCTCGAACTGATCGGTGCATCATGACTGTCTTCGCCGCCGCCATGGATCGGATCTTCGCCAACCCGTCCATGGCGGTGGCCGCATTGTGGATCTCGGGCACCACGTCGCAGGAATGCTCCATCCGGGTGATCCGCCGCGCCCCGGATCGTATCACCGAGTTCGGCGCTGCGCAGTTTGTCAGTGACACGATGGTGCTTGATGTACGCGTCTCCGACCTGCCTGATCCCCGCCCGGGCGATCTGATCGTGATCGGCACGGACAGCTTTACCATTCAGGGGGAGCCGGTGCGTGACAGCAACCGCCTGATCTGGACGTTGGACCTGCGGCCATCATGAAGCTGAAACTCGACATTGATCCGGACATTGTGGCGATGATGGCAGCGGAGGTCGCGGCTGGAGAGCGTGCGGTGACAGCCGCGATGCGCGAGGCTGGAACCGGGCTGAAATCCGACTGGCGAGGACAAATCACCGGTGCGGGGCTCGGACGGCGGCTTGCGAACTCGATCCGCAACCAGAACTTCCCGAGGTCGGGCGAAAGCCTCGACGCGGCCGCGCTGGTCTGGTCCAAGGCACCGGTGATCGTCGGC